ACTTTTGCTTGACTTAGATCTGGAAGTGTTTCGGGTGGCTGCCAGTTTGGTTTTTCGGGGTGTTCGTTTTTTATCAGTATCATTTTGGGTGTCTTGTTTGTGGATTAATAGTTTCTGTATCAATTTATTAAGATCTTGTTGTAATTTGGCTATTCTTTTATTGGTTAATTTTTTCCATTTCATAAAATTTGTCAGGAGAAGAGATTCGAACTCTTGGTTTCCTTTTGGAATCGAACCAAATTAGCTTTCGCTACCTCCGTGCCAGGACTCCTATTCCTTTTACTACTTAACTAAGCTGAAGGGACTGACATCTTGCCCCGCTTTGAAGTAGAAAAATCTTTCAGTTCAAGTAATTGCATGATTTCAAAACCATGAGGACCAGCATTCTTGTTAGGAAGAACGAAGACATTCCCCACTAGCATATAATCAGGGTCGTAATTTGAATTAAGTGTTTGTTCAAACATCTCACTCGTGTTTGCTTTTAATATTTTATAACGTTGTTTGTCCATAAATTTATTTTCGTTGTTCTTCTCTGTTTAAAAGTTGCCTATAAAAAGAGATCTCTCTTTTTATTTTGTTTAATTTTCTAAATAAAAAATCTCGATGTTCCTTAATTTCATTTTTTCGATCTAACCTATCTTTTATACGTATGTCAAAGTCTTCAATTTCATCCTTACAAGATTTAAAATCTTCTTCTAGTTGGATTAACAGCTCACTCATTATCTGTATATAAACTAGAATGCATCCTTTTCCGTTCCAACAGGGCTTCCATTGCGAGACCTATTGCTCTTGGGATAAGACATTTTCCGGATTTGTACGTGTATACTGTATTGGATGCAACACCAAGTGCTGCGCCTAATTGGGTAGCTGTCATACCTAGTTCTTCCATGTACTTTAAAAAATCTTCTGCTTTCATAAAGCCACCTTTATAACTCCCCCTTGTAAATTTTATAAGCTATCTTTAACAACATCCCTGCATTGATTAAAAAAATTAACATGACTATAATAGTAAATGTCCAACTTAACATAAGCTACATCTCTCTTCTCTTATTTCCGCTCGTTCAAGGATTTCATAGGCTTTTTCCAGGATGAGACGCTCTGGTTCTGTAAATAAATGGTATCGCTTTCTCATAAGCTCTTGGACATAATGAGCTGCTTTTTTTGCTGGCATATCATCGTTCATTGGAACATCGACATCTAAAAGTTCTGTTCCACAATCGGGGCATTCAATAATATCAACTGTTTGTGTTCTCATGGGGTGATCCTTTTTGATTATAAATTTTTTACGTTCTTTAAATGATCTTGTATATAGGAATAAACTTTCTTATTTACGCTACCTGATTTAATACTTATCTCGTTTTGCTGATCCTTTAAACAAGCCTCTAATAGTACTAAGTAGTTCAATGCATCTCCAAACTTCTCATCAAACATTTCTTCTGTAGCTGGCAAACGGCCTTCTACCATATCAATTACCGATATAAGATGTTTTAGTCCATAGCCCATTGCTATTTTAGCAGAGGAAGTATTTAACAGGGAGGCACCACGTTTAAAATTAGCCAAACGCTCATCCTCTGTTGCATACTCCCTTGCTTTTTTGAGAAGTGTTTCTTTACATTTCTCAAATCGAAAATGGACAAGAAATTCAAAATCATCGTGGGTCATGCTTCCTCAATGTGTATAACCACCGTATCTTTTTCATGAGTTACTTCCACAATTTCAGTTTTAACAAATTCCTCAAAATAATCGACTGATACTCTTACTTCATCATTTAGAGGAAGTTTTTTCAACTCATCTATAAGATCAGCGACTGTCATTTCTTTTTACCTTTGCTATTTTTGGCTTCACTTTCTGCAATTGCAATTGCTTGTTTCTCAGGGCGACCCGATTTACGTAGTTCTTTGATATTTTGACTAATTACTTTTTCTGATTTTCCTTTTTTAAGTGGCATATATTCTCCTGTTATATTTTTAAAATGGTAAAGCAATTCTTTTTCTTTAGATGGAACGGTAGCTCCATCTAGAATAACTACTTCTACAATATCTCCCTGCTCATTTATATATCGAAGAAATTCTTTAATTCCTAAAAAGCCCATTCGATACTTAATTGATTGAACAGTGGTATTAAAAGTCCTTTCCATGTGTTGTTTTTATTCTATGTAAGGTTACTTGTCAATAGATATTTTAAATTTATTCCTCATATAGTTTTGGTAAAGGCATCCAAGCGATTACTGGCCATCTAGCAAACCAATGAGGATCTTCGTCCTTTTCTACCGTGTCTCCTTGCCAATTAACAAAACATCCTCTGCCCCATTCGCCTATTTCATATTGCAAACTTGTAGTGAGTCCTTTAGTTGTGCAAAGATACTTGCCATTCTTCTGCGGAAGATGTTCGCTACACAAAATCCATTCTTCATCTTTCATAAGCTCTCCAATTATCTAGTGCTTGTTCAAATGCTTCCAATTTAGGGAATCCTTTTCTCAATTGTGCCTGGTAAGCATGTGACAGGGTGACGGCGTGTAATCTTGCTTGTTTATTGTGCCATGCCACTTCTTCAGGGGAATAGGTTCCTTTGAAGTCTTTGGATCGTCGTGATTCTATAAATTCTTCATTGGTTGTTATCTCTCTTATCGGGATCATGGGGTGATTCTCCTTCGATTTTGTTAATAATTGGCTCAATTCTACTTTGTAAATCCATTAATTCTAAATGATGACATCCAGCTTTGAGTCGTTCTACTTCCTTCAAAAGCTCAAACATCTCAGGCGCGTGTTTTTCTAAGCCTGTTTTTTCAGGAGGTATTAAATAACGAACCGGAATTTGCAAAGAGATCAAATCTAACTTTTTTAAAACTATTTCCATCATCGTCATTAACGTTCGCTCTTCTGGCGTGTGCGCGCTCATTCGTGCTCCTTTTTTATCCAGGGCAATTGATGAATTTCTTCTAATAATGCATCAAGATCTCTTTGAATCTCCCAAAATTCATAGTTTTTGCCTTCATCCCAGTAATGATTATAATCACATCCAAATTTTACTACTTTCAATGGATCATCATAAAAGCTATCCGTGATTTTTTTCTCATAAAAAGTAACGCCACAATGCCAATTTTCCAAATCAGCCACCCAATTATTGGAATAACTTATGAACTTCTCTCTTTCTTTTTTACTTAGCCATATTTCTTCAAATTTAGAGGGATCTGAAAATTGTTTTTCTAAAAAAGTTACATAATAGGTAAAATATCCTTTTGTTCCACAAAATGCGCCTGTTTGTGTGTCATAAGCAATATCAAATGGTTTTGTTGGTCGATAAACAATTTCTCCTAATAAATTATGCTTTTCGACATATTGTTTAATTCTCAAAGTACTAACTGGTACTTGCTCATTTAATTCATATAGTTCATTCATTCTTGCTCTCCTACATCTAAATAGCCTTCAAATTCATAATATAAATGCCCTTGATCATCTTGCGTTAGTCTATATCTACTGACACTTAATAGACGTGTTCCATCTACAGCATCCCATTGTTTAGGTAACCCCAATTCAACAGGTAATTTGTCGATACAACCATGTCGTGGTCCACCTTTAAATAAAACACCTGCACTCACTCGAACCTCCTCCACGTTGCGTTGTCCTCGCTCCATTCCAAATTTTTAATTAATGGCCATCCACAAAACCCAGCAGAATGCTTTACTCCTTCATTGGATATTTGTAGGACTCTAAATATTCCTTCTGGAAATCCACTACCAAATCTCACCCACTGAATGTTCTTGCCTCGCCAGTCGAAGGGCTTAGGTTCTTTTTCTAAAGGTTCATCTATAACGCAATAGTCAAAATACTCCCAATCCCATTCAGGTTCATTAAATTTATGATGCGCTGCACAATTTAAGGTCTGGATTTCCTTCCCATCGACATAAGCCTGCATCACTTCGATACACTTCTTTGTTTCTTCGGGTGTCATTTTATTTGCTCCAATTCTTCATGATACATTAATGTCTCTAAATCAAGTTCTCTAACGAACATTTGAAGTGTCGTCTCGTGGAAAAAAGCTATGTCTCGAATTTTATTTCTAAGATAATCGCGCTTTATTCCAAGATGTCTTAATTTTTCAAAAGCAATATTTACAGCTTCATCTATTGTATAAGGTGGAATATATTCTGGAATTTTCATACTAAGCTCCCTCTAAGGTATTTTAGAAGTATGGTCTATGTGATTAAACTGCATATCATGTTCCTCAAATTTTTTAGTAGCTAAAGAGCCATCTGTATAAGCGATCAATATCAAGGAACGGCTCAGGAAGCGGCATCCAGGCGATTACATCTTGAATACTCCATCGACCATCAATAAATTTATGTCCATATACAACATGTCCACCATCAAGCGTTACAGTATAACATCCATCCATATCCGGCAGCCTCTCGCTGCACGGGATCCAAGTTACATTTCTCAATGCTTCATCAATTTTTTTGTGAATTCTGCTTCTTTCAAAGAATCTAAATGCCAAACCTCTAATTCTTCCTGCATCTTCCTGATCGTAGTTCATCCGCAACCTCCTTCCAGTTTTTCTTTCTTTGTACGTTCTGCCCATTTCTTATGCAGCTTTGATTGTTTCCTAGGAAGCGTCCAACTAAGTAGTATTTCAAATCGATCTGCATAAACTTTTGGATCTTTTTTAACTTTATAATATTGTTTTTTTAACTTCATTTATACCCTCCTATAATATGGACAAATATCAGGGTACCTATAAAAACTAATAGGCAATAAAATAAAGTTTCTATGCTTTCTAAAAAATGAGATTTCATATTATTTATGTCCTAAGTAAAAAGTAACTAGCACTATTAAAAAACAAATAATGCCGGTAATCATTTTAGATTTTTTAGTAGTCAGGGAGTCCTCTGTATAAGCGATCAATATAAAGGGACCTATAAGAAGTACTTCTATCCAAATAAGTCCTTGATTGTCTCCCATGGCATGATCGAGAAATCGACAGAGATCTTTTATTCCCACAAGAAGCAAGATAAACGATCCAATCCATCCCACATTAAAGAAAAACTTTTCCCATTTGTTCATTTTGATTCCTCATTTGTAATATAGAAAACCCCACATACTAACCCTACACTTACCAATATCCATACTTTCCAAAAATAAATCGCTACTTTGTCCTGATCCTCCTCTGATAATTTTGTCACTCCATACATTATCACATGCTTCCCCATACTTTGAACTTCTTTTGTTCCTCGTTGAATTGCTTCAGGATAAAGGATCGAATTATTATATTGGTAAGGAGGAGTCTTAGCCAAAAGTTCATCACTATAGCGAGCTCTTTCGCCTAAACCTACTCCTAATCCAATAAGTATTGCACATAGGTAGAGTGCCTTAATTGATTTTAGCCTAAAATCAGGGTTGAATACTGAGTATAGAATTAAGCCTATTCCAAATAATAAAAATAAAGCTATGGTTAGATAACTATCAAACAGAGTATGTCCTAGTATCATTTTGATACCTCATGTAACTTCTCTAGTGAACTAGATATTTTTTGAAGAATTATTCTGTAGGCTAATACTTCTGCGGGAGTAAGCGAATTCTTACTTATTTCTTCAATTTCCTTATATAAGGTAAATAAAATGTCACCGCATTCTTTTAAAGTTTCCGTTCTCATTTTGATTCCTCCATTAAAATACCAAGTTCAAAGTTTCTTGTGTTTTGTAGCTTTTTATAATGCATCACATCTTTTCTCAGGGTAAGTGCTCGATGCATTTGTGCCTGTTTTAATTCCCTATAAAAATGGGATGATAGGACGTTGATTCGGGGTTTAGTTTGGGTGAGTTTCATATTTTTCCTTTGTTGATTTTTATAGTGGGATCTTATCCCCACTTAAGTTAAACTCTCATTCAACTGTTATTACTCTATTACATGTATCGACATATGTCTAGTAATATTTAACATTAAATTAGTAAATTGGTGTAAGTGCTTGGTGGACAAGGAAATTTAAATATATGAAAAATGTGTCAAGGATTATTTTTTAATTCTTATCTAAAGTTTTTATTTGTTCTTTAAGAGTTATACGGGCTATTACTCTCAGGTGTCCTGAATCCAATAAACTTTTCCATTGAACAGGGTCTTGTGCTTTAAGCAATTCGGCCTGTTCTTCTGATACAATAACTATGTAAGGCGTTTGCTCTCCTTCCGTAAACCAATCAAAAGGATATCTGCTCATACAGTATAAAGTAATCGTTGAGGTGGCATATCGATCTGTTGATCGGGGTTATCATGCTCAAATTGTTGTCTGGATCTTTTTTGATAGATGTAGGAGTATAAATTTTTCTCGTCAACAAACACAGGCGTGTTGGTGTCTATATACTGCTCTTCATCTCGAATGCATAGGGGACAGGGATTATCTTGCGCTCGATGACAAACGATGCAGGAGCTATTGTTATTAAACCGGGGTTTTGAATTTTTCATTTTTATGAACCCAACATCTACCTTGTTCTGCCACATCGTGCCCTCTTCCTACAAGCTTATATTTATTGGTGAGCTTATCCAGCGTAATGAGCTTATGTCTCACACACCAATTCAGGGTTTGTTGTGCTCCTGGGTTAGGGTCGCCTATCCATACATTTTTTATGCACGCTCGAATTGCGGGGGACATTCGCAAACATTTATACCCTGGAAGTCTATAACCGGCCATAGACGAGGAGAATAGAGTTAACGGATAAAGTTGTCAATATAAAGTTACATTTAAAATTAAAAAGACCGGTTTTTAAAGGGGTCAAAAAACTAACTTGTGACAACACTGTGGTACAGTGAACCACGGAGGTGGTACAAACTCCCTGTTTTGTTACAAATCGGTAACGCCATCATTGTAGTTTTAGAAGAATGTACCGCCCCGGTGGTTCACTGTACCACGGACTTGTCCCAACCCTGTTGTTGTTAGGGAATAACTTATAGTAGAGTAGAACCTATACCACCATAACCCTGATATATTCTAAAAAATGGACTTTTTACGTAATACTACGTAAAAACCCACCGTTTTTAAATAGTAGCCACTTCCGGTGGTATGGGTTCTACTCTTATGTAAGTCGATGTGGACTTTTTTGCCGATTGACCCTAGCTCGCGAAAACTGTAACGACCCACTGTTAACTACAAATACTATTAGACATGGTAAATGTAATACTATATATAATGGTCTAATCACCTTGCTCAAAAATCAAATGGCCTAGAATTGGCTTATAGAAAGTCGATTTTTGATGGAAAAAGAATAAAGTAAGGGATTGGCATGAAAAAAGCTTGTGAGAGGACATATGCTAAAACACAAGTGGATCAGCTTATTGGTAGGAATCGCAACCCTGATGGCCTATGGACACCATAACGCCTGGCTAGATAGGCTCCATTTCGACGTACATTTTAGCGGGGAATGCCGGCTAGTAGCAGTTCAAACCGGATAAATGTACCGAAACAAGGTTTATCGCTCTTCGTAATGCGCGAAATATGCAATACTTTTGCAATGCAAATGATAACTACCCACGAAAAATGTGCTTGATCCATTAAATTGTTCCACAAGACAAATCAACAAGGATAAATAGTTAATGAACTAAACCTCATAAACCCTTGTGTTACAACACTTAAACGAATTACTTCGCACAATAAGTGTTATGTTTACTAGACACAGTATAATTCATCATAAGATGGTGACCATCAATAGTTTACAAAATGAAACTTACGATTTTTGACTGAGTTATACGGGACATTAAAGAATTCTTTCCATAGGAAACCCAAAAAATTTCTTGGAGGGGGCATGGGGGAAAATGGCTAGCGAACCGGGGCGGCTAGGTTGTCCAATCCGGGACCAAGGATTTTAGAATAATGTTGCATTTATCAATGTTGTATGTATCATTGAGGTGTATGAAAAACGATTCCAGATATCAGAAAATTCAAAGAGAGCCAGAGTACCTAGATTCTAAAGGAGTAGAGGAAATTTTTGGAATAAAGAGATCCTTATGCTATGAGCTAATGAAGGGTGATTTAATAAAATCAATCAGTCTAGTAAGGGAAAAAGATAAGAAGACAAGAGGTAAAAGATTATTTGAAGTTAAGAGTATTAGGGAATACCTTAAATCTCAGATGGCTTTAACCAAACCTATTACACATAATATTACTTGACAATCCTCTGACCAAGCCCCATTCTCCCTGTGAGGCAGGATTTCTTACACGGGTGTAGTTTGCCTGTTACTCATTCGGTTGTAGGTTGTCCATCATCCTGCAACCGTTTTTATATCTATGCCAAAAGATTATATACCAAGTGCTATTTCCCTGATGCCTCCCTCTCGTAGTGAGCAGCTTAAAGAACAAACGGAAGATGTTAAAAAGCATTTTAAAAAAATAGATCTGCACCCTATTTATCGAATGACCCATACCTGTTTAGACCTGGAGAAAGAAATTAGGGAAACAGAAGATTTTGATCAAAGGATGCAGTTAAGAAAATTGTTAGTGGATCTATATAAAGACCTAGCAGGGTATGTTGCTCCTAAACTAAAAGCAGTAGATGTTACAGGAGGAGTAGATACAGGAGTAACGGTTGTACTTGGGTTAGAAAATGCCCCCTCCATTAGATTACAAAATCAGCAGAAAATAGAGGATGTTATTCATCATATAGTAGAGGAAGAAAATAGTGAGTGAACTAACTATTCCCTATAATTGGAAGGCACGAGATTATCAACTTCCCCTGTGGAATGCACTGGAATCAGGGATTAAGCGAGCAGTAGCTGTTTGGCACAGGCGTGCGGGAAAAGATCTCTTTGCGATCAATCGTATAGCCTATGAGGCATATAAACGTCCTGGACTTTATTGGCATTGTTTCCCTACATATGCACAGGGAAGAAAAGTAGCTTGGGAAGGTTTTACAAAAGATGGGAGAAAGTTCCGAGATGCGTTTCCCAAGTTCCTTGAGAAATCGACAAATGATAAGGACATGAAATTGGAATTAAAAGGAATTGATGGAAGAGCAGGATCTATTTACCAAGTAGTAGGAACAGATGCTATAGATCGTCTTGTGGGAGCTAACCCAATAGGGGTGGTGTTCTCAGAATATTCCCTGTCAGATCCTTCCGCTTGGCATCTTATCCAACCGATACTTAGGGAGAATGGAGGGTGGGCGATTTTCATCTATACTCCGCGTGGACACAATCATGGTTTTGACTTATACCAAAGAGCAAGTAATTCCCCTGATAGGTGGTTTTGTGAATTACTTACAGTAGATACTACAGTGCATAATGGAAAACCTGTGGTGGATGGAAAACTAATTGATGAAGATCGGTTAGATGGAATGCCTGAAGAGTTGGTGCAACAGGAGTATTACTGTTCTTTTGATGCACCACTTGTTGGTTCTTATTATGCAAAAGAAATGGCTACTGCACGTAAAGAAGGACGAATTACAGAAGTGCCTTATCACCCTGGAACAATGGTGGATACTTATTGGGATCTTGGGGTAGATGATTCGACAACTATTTGGTTTGTACAACAAATGGGGCAGAATATTCATGTGATTGATTATTATGAAGCCTCTGGCGAAGGGTTACCCCATTATGCCAGAGTACTACAGCAGAGACCTTATGTATATGGAAAACACTGTGGGCCCTGGGATCTAGAGATCAGAGAACTTGGAACGGGGAAAACGAGGAAGGAAGCGGCTAAGAACCTTGGTATAAAATTCTATGTTGCTCGTAAACTCCCATTAGAAGACGGAATAGAAGCAGTACGTACCTTATTAAATAGATGTTGGTTTGATAAGAAAAAATGTGATAGGGGTATTGAAGCTATGAGCTCTTATCAAAAAGTATATAACGAAGAAAAGAAAGTATATGCTTCACAACCCCTGCACAATTGGGCATCCCATGGAGCAGATGCTTTTCGCACTATGGGAGTTATGGTGAAGGATGTTTATAAAAGAAAAATAAAACAGGACTTGCAACACAGTGGAATGCGTGATTATATTCCACAGGAATTCCAATAGATCATGAAACAGATAGCAGGAATATTTGGAGGCTCGTCCCCTAAACCGGCACCTCCTCCTAGTGCACCAACAACGGATCAGGCTGCTCAGGAAGCGCAACAAGCTTTACAAGCACAACAATTAGCTGTGCAAGAGCAAGGTTATGCAAGCACGATAAAGACACAGGGTCAACAGCAGCAGTTAGGTGGCAAACAGACTTTAGGATAGTGTATGCCTGATGAAATAGCCAGAAGATGTCTTTATAAGTTTGAGGACTATAAAGTACGTCGTGCCACTTGGGAAACGCAATGGCAGGAAGTAACCGATCTTGTTCATCCAAATTCTTCCCATATTCTTAAGCTGCAATACCCCGGTACACCCCGTACCCGGCTTATATTCGATGGAACAGCAGTAATGGCACGAGGAGAATGTGCGGCTGCTTTACAATCTTATGTTATGCCATCTAATGAACGATGGTTTAATTTATCTACGCATGATCCTAAACTTTTAAACGATCGCGATTGTCTTATTTGGTTAGAAGCGGTTTCAGATCTTATCTACTGGTATTATTCGCTGCCCCATGTGGGATTTAATCCAGCAATTAGTGAAATATTCAATGATGTGGTGGGATATGGAACGGCTTGTTTATATCAGGATTGGGATATCATAAGGCAATGTCCAACATTTAAATCAATCCAGATGCTAAATCTTTATGTAGATGAAGATTATAATGGAAAAATCGATACCCATTATATAACTCAGGATTGGACAGCGAGACAAGCTTATCAAATATTTGGAGATAAATTACCCTTGAAGATTTAAGATCAGGTAGATAAACCGAATTCGAATAATCGTACTTATCGATTTTTACATGCAGTAGAGCCACGAGATACAATTCGGAATCCTAAAAGTAAAATGGCAAAAGATAAAAAATTTGCTTCTTATTGGGTTTCAATGGAAACAGGGGATACAATTGAAGAATCAGGATATGATTCTAATCCCTATTCTACTCCAAGATGGAGAAGAATTCCCCAAGAGACCTATGGCCATGGTCCTTCTTTAGATGCCATGCCTGATATTAAAATGATTAATTCCCTGGCACGAATTATGGTAGTAGCAGGAGAAAAAGCTATTGATCCTCCAATCCTTATTCCAGATGATGGTTTCCTATCTGCCATGAGTACGATCCCCGGACAACTTGTTCGTTACGATTCGACATGGTCAAATTTTGGTGAAATGGTAAAACCTCTTGAGCATAAAGGTAATCTTCAATACGGGATTGAGTTTCTTAACCGTCTTTCTGATAAAATAGAGCGAGCATTCTATATCGACTTTATACGATCAGAGACTAAGAAGGAAAGGCAGTCTGTACCCGAGATTTAAGACAATCGTGATGAAATGTTACGAATGCTTGCCTCCATTTTAGGAAGACAAGAAACGGAGTTACAGGGTCAAACAGTTGCACGTACTTTTAGACTTTTAGAAGCAAACAAAATTCTCCCTATACCTCCATTAAAATTAAGAAATGCAAAATTGAAAATTGAGTTTGTATCTCAAGCAGCACGTGCTCAATCCTCAAGTAAAATGGCTCCCGTAATGCAGTTACTTCAGGATCTTGTGCCGCTTGGTCAAATATCTAATGGATCAGTTTATGATATCATCGATACTGATGCAGTGGTTCAACAATATGTTAGTGCAAAAGCCATAACTCAGAAAATTATTCGGTTACCAAGAGATGTTGCTCAGATCAGGCAACAACGTCAGCAGCAGCAGGAAATGCAGCAGGCGGGTCAAACAGGTGGGCAAATAGCAGGGGCGATGAAAGATCTAGCAACAGCTCATCAAATGAGCCAAGGACAACCAGTCGGTGTACAATGAGCTGGATTAAAAAAATTTTAGGTAAAGCTACCTCAGATCCTTATCTTAGAAGAGATGCCCTGTATAAATCCTATCGACGTTTATTTTTTGGACCAGATGGAAAGATGCATGAAGATGGTCAAAGAGTTCTTGCAGATTTATTTGACATGGCAGGAATAGCTCAAGGGGAAATTAAAAAGGTTGACGGATCTATTAGTGTAGAACATTATCTGATACGTGAAGGCAAACGTGAAATGGTCTATGGTATGATACGTAGGATGAATAATCCTCCTCAATTACAAAAACAAGAGGAAGATCACGAAATAAAACAATTTATTGAACATTGGGAAAAAGAACTTATAACATGAAAAGCCAAATATTTTATAATGCAGATGGAGCCTCTTCAGGTGGAGGAACAGCAGTAGCAAGTGCACCAGCTCCTAATACTGTTGCGCCCACTCCTTCACCTACACCCCAATCTCCTTTAGGAGATGTCACTCCTGCACATTGGTCTCATTCTTATGATGGGTTAGAAGATGGAGTAAAAGGGCATAGTTCTCTTTTACCTTTTAAAACACCTTCTGATGCAGTGAAAGCTTATGTCAAATTACAGCCGCTTATAGGAGCAAAAGAAGCATTTATACCTAAAGATTGGAATAATGCAGAAGAAGTAGCAACATTTGCTTCTAAAGTAGGAAGACCAGAAGCAGCAAAAGGGTATGAAATTGGCGATATTCCACTTCCAGAAGGTTTTGAATTAGATAATAAAATGGTGGATTCTTTTAAAGAAATGGCTCATAAAGCAGCCTTGTCCCCCTGGCAAGTTCAAGCCATTATTAAAGATTATACAAAGCTTCAAACTGAATCGACTTTAAGTGAGCATAATCAAATTTTAAAAGATCGACAAAGTAGATTAAGTAATTTTGAGCGGCAATTGGGATCAACAATTAAATTTCAAGAAGAACGTGCTCTTGCAGAACATGCCCTTAATGTTTATGGAGATGGAGAGCTTCAAAGTATTTTAAATGACAATGGTTTAAAAGATGAGCCAGCTTTTATAAAAGCATTAGCTCGCATGGGGCGAGATGTTAAAGAGGGAAGAGCGCATACTACCCCTGCCCAGAATGCAGTTTTTAATTCAGGGACACCGGAAGGTGCAACACAAAAAATAGCTGAATTAAAATTGAATAAAGAATTTATGCAGTCGTTTTTAAATGCTGCGGATCCAGGACATAAAGAATCTGTGGAAATGTGGCAAAGATTGCATAAGATCCAAGCACAAAGTAAAAAATAGCTATTGACAATAAGCAATAGCTATAGTATAGACCAATATCGCGGGTAGCTTCAAGGAGTCCGTAAGAACCCTGTAATCAGGTCGAGTAGCGATCGTCATTCGTTAGACAGAGTCCGTATCACGGGAAGCTCTTCGAAAAATTAAAGTTAAACCACCCGACTAACCAACTTTAACCTTTTCAGGAGAAGCCTATATGGCAGATACAGACATTGATGTAGCATTTGTAAATAGTTACAGATCTACTATTGATTTACAATACCAGCAGATGACCTCACGTATGCAAGAGCTCGTGAGAGTTGAAATGCAAAATTCGGAACGCGATTTTTATGATCGTATTGGACCAACAGCAATGGTTCTTTTAACCGTCAGACATGCTGACACACCAGACATCGCCGTCACATTTGATCGTCGAGCAGTGACCCTTCAAGATTATGTATGGAATTCATACATTGATAAAGCTGATAGGATTCGTATGCTCGCTGACCCTACAGGTCCCTATGCGCAAAACGCCATGGCGGCTATGGGTCGTCAAATTGATACCGTTCTTGTAACTGCCGCTACTGGCATTTCATACGGTGGACATGATGGAAATACACAAATCCCATGGTCGAGCTTTACTTCTACTCAACAAGTAGCAGTGAACTATGTTGAAGGAGGAGGTTCACCTGCGAACAGTAACCTTACTATTGGTAAGCTTCGTAAAGGTTTGGATATTCTAAAATCAGCAGAAGCAATTGATGAAGGAGAAGAAGTTTCTGTAGTTTGTGCTCAAAGCCAAATTACCTCTCTTCTAAGAACCACTGAAGTTACAAACACTGATTTTAATACAGTCCGTGCTTTAGTTTCTGGTGAAATTGATACCTTTTTAGGATGTCGGTTTAAACATACACAAGTAACCCTGAAATCGGGCAACAATCGTTCTGCATTAATGTTTCCTCGTAGAGGAATGGTGCTTTCTTTTGGAATGGCTCCTCAAGTTAATGTCAGCCCACGTCCTGATAAAAACTATTCAATTCAAGTGCATCTTCAATGTAGCTTGGGTGCTTCACGTATGTGGGAGCAGCAAATGGTCGAAATCCTTTGCGATGAAACAACCTAATAGGAGGATAAAATCATATGGCTACATTAAATTCATTAGAGTACGCAAATACAGTTGCAGTACCTATTATTAAAAATGATACTAATATTAAAGGCGGTAAACTTCGTCATTTATGGTTTAGTTATGCTACGGCAACAGCTACTCCTGTAAGTAATGGGGATGTCATTATTATTGGTGGTTTAGGAACAGGAGATCGTATTTCCTCTGGATATGTAACTTTTGGAGCAATGGGAGCTTCCGCTACCCTCTCTATAGGAACAACTGCCGATGCAGTACATTATGCAAATGCGATTGATGTTTCAGCAGCAGGTCAAACGTCCTTTGCAAATACTGCCACATTAAACTTTGGCGAAATCTTAGCTGCATCAACTACTCTTCAGTTGACAGCAGGAGGCGCCAATTATGCAAGTGGCAAAAATATTCTAGGACATATCACATTCGAAAGAGATTAATAATTATTGGAGTCCGTTACGAGAATTCTCGTAACGGAATCTATTATGGCAGCTAGCTCCTGGGTAGATGTAATTAATGGTGCCCTTATAGAACTAGGGTCTGCCCAAATTTTTTCTTTATCTGACACTTCGAAACAAGCACGTTTGGGAGTTCAAAGATTTCCTTTTTCACGAGATGAAGTTTTAAGAATGAAGCCCTGGAAATCCGCGGCTGCAAGAATTCAACTTCCTCAGTTATCTCAAACTCCTGCTTTTGGGTTTCAATATGCTTACCAATTACCTATTGACTATATCCGAATGATACGAGCACACCCGGATATCATGTTTTATAAAATTCAAGGAAGAACACTTTTATGTAATGTGACTCCTGCACAAATTATCTATGTTTCTTCCCCCCAATCACCTGTAAATCTTGATCCACTTCTTACTGAAACAATTAGCATGAATCTTGCTAGGAAAATAGGTTTTTCTTTAGTTCAAGAACCCTCAATTGTAGGAGAGATGGATAAAAAATTTCAGTTTGCTTATCGACAAGCTAAAGTTGCAGATTCGATGGAAGATACAGCAGATGTCTGGGAAGCAGTTGAGTTGCAAAATTCTCGTCTTTTACGAGTGGGGTATAATGGAGTAGCTCAGATTAATTCACAGTATAATTTTTAAAGGTATGGGTGAGTTTAATACAATTCACACAAATTTTACGGCTGGTGAAATTTCACCAAAAATGTTTGGTAGGGTAGACGTAGCTCGATATAATAGTGGAGCTGCTCTCATGTCTAATTTCATGATTTATCCCCAAGGAGGAGCTACTAGAAGAATGGGGACTTACTATGCAGCTACAGTAAAAAATTCTGCTAATCCTACTTTTGTTTTAGAGTTCGAATTTTCCGATCTTCAAGCCTATATCCTGGAATTTGGAGATACCTATATTCGATTTTATCAAAATAATGGTCCAATTCTTGTAAGTAGCATTCCTTATGAAATTGCTTCTCCTTATGCAGCCGCAGATCTATCAGGTATTTGGTATTTTCAATCGGCTGATCAAGTATTTCTTTTACATGCTAACTATCCTCCACAAATATTAACCCGTTTGGCATCGAATAGTTGGACAATTGCGCCTATAGTTTTTACGGATGGTCCTTATCTCGCAGAAAATACAACTTCTACTACTTTAGGATATACCTTTAGTACCACAACACTTGCAGCCAGTACCGCTGTATTTGTTTCAACAGATGTTGGAAGATTAATAAGAATCGCACAGGGTTCTGCATGGTATTGGGGAATAATTACTGCTTTTACAAATTCTACGCATGTTACGGTAAGCGGGGGGAATTTAACAGGAAATGTTACAGCCACTACTCAATGGAGATTAGGCTCCTTTTCTGTTACAACTGGCTATCCTGAAATAGGTGTTTTTCACCAACAGAGATTAGCTTTAGCTAATACGGCTACTGAGCCTGAAACAGTTTGGTTATCAGTAAGTAATCAATATTATACTTTTTCGGATAACTCCCTTGTAGACTCTACAGTAGTTGCTTCAAATGCATTGTACTTACCTCTTGCTTCTAATCAGGTAAATGCAGTTCGTTGGATGGAATCTGCAAGTGCTCTGTTAGTTGGAACACAGGGAGCTGAATGGGCAATTCAGCCAGCTTCTACAGCTTCTCCACTTTCTTCTACAAATGTTCAAACTTCTCAACAATCTGGATGGGGAGGTAAAAAAGTTAGAACAAAAAGAATTGGTTATTCAACAATGTTTACTCAAAAAACTGGAAATGAGATAAAAGAAATAGCTTATGATATTTATGTCAATGGATATAATACAAAATCTCCGACTTTATTGTCAGAGCATATTTTAAGAGAAGGGGGAGGAGTAATTGCTCACGCCTATACACAACAACCTTTCCTTACAGAATGGTTTCTTAGAGCGGATGGTATATTGGTTGGATTTACCTATAGTAAAGAACAAGATATTTATGGTTGGCATTCTCATATTATAGGAGGCACTTATAATGGGGGAAATGCAATAGTGGAATCGATTGCAGCTATTCCTACGCCTGATGGAATTGAAGATCAATTATGGATGGTAGTTAAAAGAACAGTAAATGGAAGTACCGTTCGATATATTGAGTACATGACGCCATCCTATAATCCTGTGAACACCCAAGATAAGTCAAATATGGTTTTTACGGATGCCTCCCTGACGTATAATGGATCCCCCATTACCGTTGTTACTGGTATTAATCATCTTATTGGTCAATCAGTAAATGTTTTAGGAGATGGAAAGTTCATAGGAACTTTTACAGTAGACAATAGTGGGAATGTTACTTTCCCCCCTAATGTAGATGCTTGCTCTATTATCACAGTAGGTCTCCCCTATACCTCTATTGTAGGCACTTTGCGAACAGAAGGTGGTGGAGATAAAGGAACGGCTCAAGGTAAGATAAAACGTTCAACAAAATATATTGTTCGACTTTATAATTCTCTAGGATTTGAAGTATCGTCGGATAATGTTAATTGGAATTATAAATCTGTTAGGGATACTTCTCAGGTTGTAAACCAATCTCCTGATTTAGTAACAGGAGATATTAAAGATTTTTCTTTTGATGATTATACTTTTAATGGACAAATTTACTTTAGACAAAGTAAACCTTATCCCTTGAGTATATTGGCAGTTATGCTAGAAATGCAGGTAAACAAATGATTGAAAGAGTTGATTTTGAACCATTTCATGCAAGAGAAGTTTTTCCAAGAGTTTTCTTGCATGAAGATTATTTACCAGAAGAGCATTTGCAATTTATGTGGCAACATGGCATGGCATGGTCTTTAAAAAACCCTAGAACAGAGAAATATGTTGCTTTTGGAGGTATTCTTCCTATGTGGGAAGGAGTAGGTGAACTTTACTCCTTTATTACTGAAGAAGTTAAGGAACAATATCCTATACAATTACATAAAACTGCTAAAAAATTTATTCAAGAAGTACAGTCAAAATTTGGATTTCATAGAATTCAATGCATAGTGGCAAAACATGACCCTATTGGATATAAATGGGCAAAATCTTTGGGTTTTAAAGATGAAGGAGTTATGGAAAGGTATACTCCTGATAAAACAACTGTTATAAGGTTTGCAAGAGTATGGTAGCATTACCCGCAATAGCTTTAGCTTTAACGGCGGTAGGCACAGCAACAGCAGTAGCAGGAGCTGTTTCTCAGGGAGTGGCTGCTTCAAATGCTGCAAAATATAATCAACAAGTAGCTAATAACAATGCCGTTGCAGCCCAGCAACAAGCGCAATATACAGCTAACCAAAAAGATCTTCAATTAAGGCAGATTATTGGACAACAGCAGGCAGCGGGTGGTGCATCGGGTTTTTCACAAGGAGGATCTTTAACAGATGTTGGTTTTTCTTCTGAAGAACAAGGGAAACTTGATCAATTAGGATCTTTATATCAAGGACAAGTTCAAGCAACAAATTTTCGAGATCAAGCACAACTTCAAGGGATGGCAGCTACTAATGCAATGACAAATGCAGGGTTTCAATCTGCTGGATCTTTAATTCAGGGTGCTTCTTCTGGTGCTTATCAATATGGGAATATTTCAGGTTATGGTGCACAACCAAGTAATTACGAGGGAGGTTTCCCCGAATTAGACGGATATTAATATGGCTGTTTTAGAAACATACACAGCATCGAAAAGTATTGAGACAGGAAGTACCGGACCTCATGCTGATGCTACAGAGTTAAATCCTTTTAATGAACAATCAGCAAACTCCTTGTCAAAAGGTTTTGACATGGCAAGTAGTGAAGCAGAACGCTATGATCAAAAACAAGATGCCATGTGGGCGTTCAATCAGTCCATACAGCTTCAAGCTAATTGGCGTAAGAATGTAGCAAGCTATACTGATCCAGATGCTTTTCAGGCAGATTATAATGCTAATCAACAGGAGATCATGGCACAAGCTCCTAGTGGACGTGCATCTGATATGTTTGTTGAACATTCCGCTCAATTTGGAAATCGAATGATAGGACGCGTAGTCTATCAAAAAATAGCTGCCGATCGAGCACAAGCAGCACAAGAGCTAAAACAATCCAATGCCAAACTTCAAGAAGAAGGGGCAGAAATGGGAATGGCAGTTAAAGATGCCAGAGATCAAGCTAAACAAGCTGCAAAATTAGCTAAAGGAATAGCTCCCCAAGATCTCATTGACACTATCACTGGTAATACCCAGGAAGCTTTAGATCGTTCTGAAATTGCTAATGTAGCAAAAACGGCGGGTTCTGCTACGGCTGCTGATAAAATAGCTGATGGAACACTTGGAAAAAATCTTACTCCTCATGAAAATCAATCTCTTTTAAATCAGTATAAGATTCAGGGGGATACAGATCTTGCTACAGCTCAAGTAAACGGAAAGAATTTTTATCAAAAACAATTAGCAGCTATTCAATCTGGGCAACTTTATACGAAGCCCGAACAAGATCAGGCCTTAGCAAAGGTAATGGCTGCTTCAACCATGAAGAAAGATGGTTCGAATGCGGAGGGACTAGAAGCTCATTACTTTCAAGAGATAACCGATGCAAAGAATGAAGGAGTGATGAGAACATCCCTTCTTGGGATGAAT